GCTTGTGCTGAACGCGTTGTTCAGGATCGAAGCCGCCTTAATCTGCTTGGTCTGAGCCATTGAGCGGGCCAGAGCCTTGGTGTAGCGAGACGCCAGACGATCATAAAGATTGTCTTCGATAGCTTCCTCAGTGATTGAGAATGCCAGAGCGATTGTCTCGTGTGTGTAACGAGCAGTGAATGTCTCTTGTGCATCGTCAAAAGTGATGGAAGTGCCTTCACCCTTAACTGGTGCTGTAGAGAAGCCACCGAGCATTACCTCTTCTTCGAATGCACGATCTGAAGACTCTTCTTCGAAGATTTCAGCGTGTTCGTTTTCGTAGCGATCATACTCAAGACCGAACAAAGCATTAAGGCCGGGTTCGAGCTCTTTCGCTAGTTGTGCGCGAGAAATAGCCATTTTCTATTCCCTCCTTAAATGCCGGTTGACAACGAAGTCGTTTGCGAAGCCGAAGCCGCAACCGGTGCGTTGTGGTGGAAGTTAAACCGAACTACGTAGTTTACACCTGCGGCATCGTAGTCAAGATTGGCGTCGTCGCCAGTAAGACCTACAATACGCATGATCAGGGTGGCTGTAGTAGCAACAGACCCAATAGCTAGTTCAGCAGTGGAACGACCGGTTGCAGTTGAACCAGACGTAGCGGTTGCCAGTGGCGCATTAGCAAAAATGTTTGACAGTGCTGTTGCACGGTCAGTTGAGCTAGCGTCAGCGGCTACCATGAACAGTTGGTTCGGGTTGTCAGCAACAAAAGCTTTGACAGGGAAATTCGTGTCAACGCTTACGTTGTTTGCACCGGGCCAGTAGTTCTTGAAGACAGTCTTCTTTGAAGTGTCATCAACATATTCTACGCCCATCAGGACACCCAGAGCCGGTACTGTACCACCGTTTGCGGCACCAACAATGTCAATTACGCCAGCCGCCAGAGGAATTACTGGAGAATACTGGTAAATTGCGTTTGTGTTTGTCGATGCGATCTCATATTGAGTTACGCCAGTAGTGTTAGCACCCGCGCCGTTAAGCCCGATAGGACGAAGACCGAAGGCAGTATCTTGATTTGCCATTTTTAGTTTCTCCTAATCAGGACGGTCCTTTTTATTTCTGTGGACCGCCAAAGGTTACACGAGATTGACGATCAGGCTTGCTGATTGTCATAGTTGAATGTGCATTCTCGCGCATCATGTCGTGGTCTACAGCTTGCATCTGGTCACTATTGCGTTGTGCAAAGTATTCCGAACGCTCTGCCACAGTCTCCAACGGAATCCGTGCGAGAATAAGTCCGCCTACTCCGAACACACCTTCATACTTACCTGAGTCAACTACCGGGGCCTCAAAATCAGGATACTCGTCCTTACGAACCAGTTCCCAACCTTCACGCATTTTTGCGCTGATGTTTTTAGTATCATCAAAACCACGCGTTTCTGCGCGGATCCAACGATGCTTAAAACCATCCGGTGCAGGTGGTGCATCCAACATAGATGGGGGAGCCCACGGCTTACGCCTAGCCGTCTTTTCCCTAGTGTCTTTTGCGCGAGAAGTACGTTTGACAGTACCTTCAAACATTTCGTTCTGTTCTTCAGCCATCGCTCTTACTCCTTCACGTATTTCGCGTATTCTTCAAGCGGCACACCCAATTTCTTCGCTATCGCGACTTGGCTAGGGGTGAGTCTAACCTTTTTCCCACTACTGCGCCCAGATGTACTGCGGGATACGGAAGCAACCGTCTGAGCGGGCCGTCTGCTACCACCGTTAAGCTTATGAGGGAACTCGCCCGCCATACGCTTGTCAAGTTCATTATAGTAGTCATCGGACGCTGGGTCAAATCCTTCGTCCTCTACCAACTTTTTATGAATGCCAAAAGCGGCATAAGTCATGGCTTCATCCGAGCCAAACCACTCATTCCGCTGTGCCCAGCTCTCGGCCTTTGGGTCTGGCCGACGGGGCTGTTGCTGTGGCATAGGCTGTTGAACTTGCTGTTGAGCCTGCGCTTGTGCTTGCTGAGCATAACGCTCCTGTTGCACCTTCGCTTGCTGAGCACGGTCATTTTCAATCGCAAGCTTTGTAATCTTGCGCTGAGCCTCTACCACACCATTTGTGTCGCCAAGCTCAATGGAACGAGCAAGTTCTTGCTCTGCCGTAGCCATCTGAGTTTCAACACGACTGCTATATTCCTGAACATAATTGTTGTCCAAAGCGTCCATGCGGCTTTTTAGCTGTTGAGCCTCTGCCTGCACATTCTGTGCATATTTCAAAGCCTCTTCGCGCTGACGCTCAGCTTCACGCATCTTCTTCGTCAGACGATCAATGCGCTTCTGCGTAGCGTTTTCCGCTTTGTCAAAATTATCATCGGTATCAGCGTCCGCCGCTAGGGGAGCCTCACCTTCGGTTTGCTCGTCGGAAACATCAACCTCAGTTTCCTGCGAGTCGTCCAGATCCAATTCGATCTGATTTTTTTCTTCTGCCATCAATCTCTCCTAGAAATGCAAAATGTCTTCAGGTTCTTTGATCCGCGCCAAGACTTCGTCATCATTCAAGATGCGAACCTCACCACCGTCAATTCTGAAACGCGAACCAGCATAACGGGCAAACATTACCCAATCGCCCTGCTCGCACCACGGACCCGTCGGAAACTTCTCCGAGTCCTTGTAGGCCAGAGATCCCACTTTGAGGACATAACCAACTTGCGTGGACACTGTCTGCTCTTCCACAACCTTGTCCGGCAGGTAAATACCACCATCGGTCTTACCTTTGCCGCGATAGGGCAGAATAAGCAAACGCCAGCCCGTAGGTTCTGGCATCCTATCTAGAAGAGAACCACCGATTGCCTCGGGGTCTAACACTTTGTCTGTAGCGTCCTTATAGGCTTCAGTCAGGTTTGCGACACCTGCCGCTACATTTTCAAGATTAAAATCTTGCGCTTTCTCAGTCATTGCTTTGCTCCTGTTTTTCCAGCAGGCCCTTGAGTTCCTGTTCCACGTGATCTAGGGATTTTAAGTTCCCCATGAGCTCACGATATTGCTCCATAGTCTTTACGTTGTCGTATATCAACAAATCGTAAATAGCTTGCCGCCGTTCCTTTACAATTCTGAAAACGGCTTCAGCAAAATAAATCTCATCCACTCGTATATCTCCGCGCTAAATCTGATATCTTTTTATACCAATTCTAACGCGAAGTCACGTGTTTCTTCATTTCTTCTTAGCCAACCCCGGCCAAAAGTCTCGAAAGTGCGAAGACTGCGGTAAAATTCTTCCCGCTCTTTCGCCATCTCTTCCACAATATATTGTGGTGATTGCTCAGACACAGCCGCCAAAGACCGCGGGCCAATAGCCCCGTCCTGTGAAACAACTACAATCTTTTGCAGTGCCTTGGCCGCACGACCCGGACCGCTGTTCACGGCCCAGTCAAATGTACAGAAATCAACACCACCGGGCAGTTGGTCGCCTTTGACCCTATCCCAGTACATCTTCTTGTAGATTTTCTGAACGTGTTCATCAGGGATGTTCTTTAATTCTTCGACATCCTCAAGCGGGCGTTCCAAAAACTCAGCATAAGTTTTGTGGGTAATGCCTTTGTTGGTAGCCCCGCCGGGATCTTCCGGATGGTCTACAAATCCCCCTTCGTGCTTCAGTACCATATCTAGGCTTTTGAAAAAGTTAGATTCCATTACTTAGTAAGTCCTTTTGCTTTCTCGAATGTGCGTAAACCACCTAATCCGAGCATTCCAAGCAGTACAGTCATCAGGCTGTCCATGTCAAACGCGGGTAGCTCCGGAGCTTCTACGCCAGCAAAGGCAAAACCGAAAGTTACCATTGGAACGAGCACAAAGTGCCAGATCATGGCAAAAGAAAGGCCCCAGCCCAGAAACGGCCGCCAACCGGCAACAAAGATCGAACGGTGCTGTGCTTCAGCCTTGTTGATCTCCAACTGCCCCATGTTGGCTTCATGGGCGTGTTTCTCTGCCATAGTGGCAATCTCATGCGCCAGCTTTGCTTTCTGGTCTTTGTCTTCGATAAACTTGTCCAGAAGCCCTGTAACGGGTCCAATAAGTGCTTGTAACATTAGTAAATCTCCTGCGTAAACGTCTCAGTATTTACATATCGCGGTTCGCAATATGCTGTCGCCCTCATGTCTTTTGGTATGTTGTGACGGTAGCTGTAGTTCCCGTAACGCTTAACCAACTTGGAGGCGAACCAGTTACATCTTTCGAGGTCATAGAAATACATGTCTGAACTTTTCAGGTCCCCACCGACCCAAAGAAGCAAAACGAAAACATGCATCATTTGTCCTTTCTCGTTTGGTCAAGTAACCTATCCATATGCTTATTCCACAAAAT